AGATTTAGTACCAATACTAATTTATAAATTTGATCGTAAGCCTATTATGTGTGTTTTACCAATATGGTTATTTAATGATGTTGATGAGCCAAATTGGGAGCGCACATACATGTGCCCACTATCAGATTTATGTAATAAATTAGATAAAATTTTACTGAAAGCAGATGGATACAAATAATTACTTGCTAGATGAAGATTTTGAAGAGTTTTGTAGGAAATCCTACGAAAAAATCCAAATTGCTTGTGATGTCTTTGGCATTATAAATGATGAGGATTATTATAGTTTTAAGGAGCGTTGTTATACGCAACTTGAATCTGAATATTTAAACAGTATTAATAAAATAATACATTAAAAGGAGTATATGATATGGACATTTTAGGTCTAAACGGCGGAGGTTCTGATTCGCTATATATAAAACACAGTAGCAAAGATAAGACTTGGCAAACACAAGATGGTGAAATTAACTTAGTACATTTATTAGTTGATCCAGCATCTATACAAACAGGTTGGGGTATGTACGATGGTTTGTATAATTTTACATGGGATAAAAAACCAGGTGTAAAAGGAGTACAACCAGGGCCTGATTATAAAAGAGCATTTAGTGTATCGTTGTATATACCAGATGTAGGAACTAGATTATGGCAACGTTTTACATGGGGCGAAGGCGAAGGCTTTAACAACATGTGTAGTACATTCTGGAATGACATACAGAAAAATCCAGGCAAAGTACCTCATTTACAATACACAGGTAGTAAAACTCAAGAATTCAAAGTTGGTTCTTCATCAATACCTGAGTTTAGTTTTGTTAAATGGACTGATAAGCCAGCTGATTTTAATGCAGTGCCAGTTGATCAAGGTGCAGATGTAGTTACAGAAGCTCCTAAACAGCAATCTGGTGGCTTTAATTTTGGCGATAATAGTAGTACATTAGAAAATCAAACGCCTATGGATAATGATCCAAGGTTTGATCCTAGCGTAAAAAAACCATTAACTGACGACGATTTACCATTTTAAATAATGAATGAAGTTGACTTTATACAGTTAGCTCCACAAATTGGTAAACAGTTATTAGGTAACCCTACAAAAGAAACTACTAACGAAATAAGATGGGGCACCCACGGAAGTTGGTGCCTTAATCTTGAGACAGGGTTATTTTATAGTTTTGAAGAGGACCAAGGAGGAGGAGTTATTTGGTTAATTGACCATTTCGGTCAAGATCGCGATACTTTATTAAATACAAACAAAAATATTGTGCAAACTACAATTAAAAAAACAAAAGTACATCAATCATTTACATCAAATCAAATGAAGCAATTTGCTCAAGATTCTGTTGTATTTACAAAGTATTCAGATGATTTTGTTGTTATGCGTTTTCCTGATAATTATAAGATTAAACAGAAATATGCGCCATTTACTAAAGAAAAAGACATTTGGTATGCAAAAAGACCTGATGACTTAATGCCTATATATTTAAGTGAAGGAAAAGGACCTGTATTAATTAATGAAGGAGAGAAAGCAGCAAAAGGCGCATTAGAACTATATGATGGGCCTGTTTGTTGTTGGCATGGAGGTGTTAATTCATGGAAAAAATCTGATTGGTCAGTTATTGCAGGCCAAGAAGTTATTATATGGCCTGATAATGATGAAGCCGGAGCAAAATGTGCTAAAGAGCTTGGCCAATATCTTATTAGTAAAAAGTGTAAAGTAAAGATAGCTGAAATTCCTTCTTATTTTAATCCAAAAGATGATTTGTTTGATGCGTATGATCGTAAAGATTTTGATAAAGATAGTTTTAAAAGTTATATAGATACAGCTACACAAGAAGCTCGTAGAGGAACTCTTGTATTAAGACAGATAAGTGATATCATAACAAATATTAAAGAGCCAGAATGGATTATAAAAGATATTTTAGAGAAAGAATCAGTTGTAGATATTTATGGAGCGCCAAAGAGTGGTAAATCATTTATAGCTATTGATATGGCTTTATGCTCTAGCTTAGGAATTGAATGGCATAAACATGAGTGCAAACAAAGCCCTGTTATATATCTTGCTGGTGAAGGTCAAAGAGGTCTTGCAAGACGTGTACAAGCATGGGAGCATTATTATGGTCATGATCTGCTTAAATCACAATTGTTTATATCTGATCGTGGCGTAAGGTTTTTAGATGAAAAAGATCATACAGAGCTAAAAGAACATATTTATGATGTTGCAGAACAGTTTGGCGATATAGGAACTATATATGTAGATACCTTAGCTCGTAACTTTGGTGGCGGTAATGAGAATAGTACTGAAGATATGAACCGCTTTATTGAAAGAGTAGATGATTTAAAACAGACTTTTAAGTCATGCATAGCATTAATACATCATACAGGCCATAGTTCTAATGGTAGAGCAAGAGGTAGTTCAGTATTACCTGCTGCAGTTGATGCAGAGTTTTCTGTTAAACGTAAAGACCCAGATGAGGAAATGTTTGTAGAGTTTAATCAAACGCTTGTTAAAGATGGTAAAGCCATGACTCCTAAATATTTTAAGTTTCAAGAAGTAGACTTAGTTAATTATCCAGGTATGACATCTGGTGTTTTAGTAGAGGCTGATAAAGGAGAAATGTATCAACAAGATGATTCTAAGATGGATGAAACTATGTTAGTTATAGCAGAATTACAAGATAAATTTGCAAAAGAACAAGAAACTGATCCTATAAATATATGGGTAAAACAGAAAGAAATAATAGCAGCACAAGCCGATCTAAAAGAGAGCACTGTAAAGCAAAGAGTTAAAAGACTGGCTGATGCAGGTAAGATACATCATGAAGATAAAAAAGGATATCAGAGTAAAAAGTATGATCAAATTAAATCAGTTACATAAACAGTTACATTGGTTACATTTTGGTTACATTGTAACTATTGGTATACTTGAAAAAGAGTTACATATTTGGTTACATACATATACCTATAGGTATATGTAACCAATGTAACTACTTTTGATACCCACGAAATGAGATAAGTAACTATGAATGTAACTAAAGAAGATAGAATTAAAGAATTAGAATCTAAACAGATTGATCGTCCATTAGCTAATAGTTATAAGAAACTTTACGAATTGAGATCTTTTGTTGATGAATCATGGAATATAAATAGATTATTAAATTGCATAAGGCCAGAATTAAAAACAAGATTTAATAGAGCTTTAAAGCATTATAATGATAATATATTTATAACAAATAATAAGATAAAGATTATTGAAATGATGCAACGAGCTTATCAAGCTTTAATAGATGAAGCTGAGCTATTAGGTTTTAACAAACTAGAAAATGACTTTTGGTTTCTAAATTATGATAATAAGGATTTTATAATTTGTAAGAATGATTCTGATCATGAATTAGCCTTTAAGAAATATAGTAAGGAAAATGTTACAATATTAACAATACAAGAATTATTAATTGGATTTGGTGAGGACTTGTATAAGATAAAACAATCATTAATAAAACTAAATCCACGAGTAAATAAATATGCAGATATCAGTAAAAAATAACATAAAGGAGTTTAGTAAAGATCTTAAACGTTTCTCTAAGATTGATATACCTAAGATAACTTACATTACATTAAATGAAACAGCTAAAAGAACTAAAAAATTAGAGCAACAAGCTATGAAGAAATATCTTGATAGACCTAAACCTCAAACAGTAAATTCATTATTTATTATATATGCAAAGAAGAATAAACTTACAGCAACAATAAAGTTTAGAGATTGGGCAGATAAATTTATGAAGTTTGCAGTATTTGGTGGTACACGTAATGTAAAGAATACAGGTATTCCTATAGAAGCTAATAAGAAATTAAATCAATATGGTAACATACCAGGTAGACGTAGCGGCTTAGTCAAAGGTAAAAATGAATTTATAGCAACTATTAAAGGTCACACAGGTGTATGGAAGCGTACAGGTAAAGGTAAGAATACTAAGTTAAGATTATTAATTAATTTCTACACTAACCCTAAGTATGAGAAAATATTTCCATTTTTTAGAATTGCACGAAAATCTGTTGATTCACATTTACCTATTAAGTTCAAGAAGGTAGCAGATTATTATATAAAAAAAGCAGGATACAAAACAAGATGAGTTTCGCAAAGATGTTAAAGATAGGTATTGAATACGAAGAAAAGGTATTGAATACATTAAAGATAAAATATCCATTAGCTACAAGGATAGAAGGACAATTCCTCGATTACGATATATGGATCCCTGAGATTAGTAAGAGCGTAGAGGTTAAGTACGATAAGCGCAGTGAAAGTACTGGTAATATTATTATTGAATATGAAAGGAATAACAAGAGAGGAGATATTTTAACAACTAAAGCAGATGTATGGTGTATACATACTGTCAATGGTTATTTATGGATTAAGCCATTAAGTATCATCGAGTGTTTATTACGTGAAGAAAATAAAAAGATAAACATTAACAATGGAAAGTGTGCCTTAATACCTTTACATGTCTTGTACCCATATAGTTTAAGGAGCTTAGAATCATTATGATCTACACATATCTATATTTCGCGGTTCCTTTACCAGCGATTCCCATGTGGTTATTCGCGACACGATCTTTTTTTAGACAGAGGTCCCATATATCAAGTTTAATATTAAGCAATGGCAACTAGAAAAGAAGTAGCGGAACACTTGTTCATGACAGTCCAAAATGTTGGAAAATTGATCAATAATGATGTTTTTCAAGCTAAATTAGGCGCAAATCCATTAGATTTAGATCATTGTAGACGTTCTTATATAGCTTTCTTACAAAAGCAAGGCAGATATACATCTAAAGAAGGTTCTGGAGACATTACTGAGGAAAAAACACGTCTAACTAAAGCACAAGCCGATAAAGCACAGTTAGATGTAGCTGTTTTAGAAGGAAAACTGATTCCTACTGATCAAGTTGAAGAAACTTGGATTAATTACACATCAAACTGTAGAGGAAGGATGTTAACTATACCAAATAAGGTTGCACATTTAGTATTAGCATCAGAAGACTTTGCAGAAGTTGAAAAAATCATTAAACAATCAATATATGAGGCATTAGAGGAACTAGCGAATGACCCAATACCACAAGAATATCGAGAAAGTACTCTCGTCAACAAGAAAGATATGGAGCCCACCTCCTGATTTAACCGTTTCTGAATGGTCTGATCAATATAGGGTGTTATCTGCTGAATCTTCATCAGAAGCTGGCCAATGGAAGACAGATAGAGCACCATATCAAAAAGAGATTATGGATGCTGCTAATGATCATAAAATAAATACTATAGTTTTTATGAAATCTGCTCAAGTTGGAGCTACTGAAATATTAAATAACATTGTTGGTTATTTTATAGATCAAGATCCATCTCCAACACTAGTATTACAACCAACACTAGCTATGGCTCAAGCATGGTCAAAAGATCGTTTAGCTAATATGATTCGTGATTCAGAAAGATTAAGAACTAAAGTAAAGGATCCAAAAAGTAGAGACTCTGGCAATACTGTACTTTCTAAGAAGTTTCCTGGAGGTAATATTAACATTGTAGGTTCAAATTCACCTGCAGGATTAGCCTCTAGACCGATACGTATACTTTTATGCGATGAAGTTGATAGATATGAAACATCTGCAGGAGCAGAAGGTGATCCTATTAATCTAGCTGTAAAACGTACTACTACATTCTGGAATAGAAAAGTGTTTATCACATCTACTCCAACAATAAAAGGTTTATCACGTATAGAAGTTGCTTTTGAAGAATCAGATCAACGTTATTATCATGTACCTTGCCCTCATTGCGCTACATTACAGGTTTTAGAATGGGAACAAATACATTGGGAAAAATCTAAACCTGAAACTGCAGAATATACATGTAAACACTGCGACACAGTAATACCTGAATCAAAAAAAATGTGGATGTTACAAAATGGTCAATGGATTGCAAAGAATGAAACAAAAAAAATAGCAGGATTTCACATATCAGAGCTTTATAGTCCATGGAGAACATGGGTAGATATGGCTGTAGATTTTTACGCAGTTAAGAATCAACCAGAGATGCTTAAGACTTGGGTAAATACAGCTCTTGGTAGAACTTTTGATGATCCAGGTGAAAGCATTGAATATGGTAGTTTATTAGATAAGCGTGAAACTTATGATCATGAGACTATTCCTAATGAAGTATTATTGCTAACATGTGGTGTTGATGTACAGGGTGATCGTTTAGAAGCACAAGTTGTAGGTTGGTCTCATAATAATGAATGTTGGGTAATTGATTATAAAGTTATATTCGGCGATCCTTCTTCTACTCACGTTTGGCGAGATTTAGATCAATACTTATTAAATTCTTTTACAAGAGAAGATGATAGAGTTTTAAAAATAGTTTCAACATGTGTAGACTCAGGTGGTCATCATACTCAACAAGTATATGCTTATACTTCTAAAAGAGTGCATAGAAAGATTTTTGCAATAAAAGGCTCATCGCAAACACAAAAACCAATCGCAGGAAGACCATCATTTGTTGGTAGAGCAAGACATGTTTTGTATCCTGTAGGAACAGATACAGCTAAAGAAGTTATTTATTCAAGAATAAAGGCAGAAAAAGCAGCTATACATTTTCCTGCTACAGTAGACGAAGAATACTTTAAACAATTAACATCAGAAAAAAGAGTTGTTAAATATGTTAAAGGTGCTAAAAAGTTCCAATGGGTTGCTAAAAGAAGACATAATGAAGCATTAGATACTTTAGTTTATGCTTTTGCCGCAGTTTATATATTGCAACCTAACTATGATCGTATTGAATTATTAATCAAACAAAACAAATCAACACAAAAAGAACATAGTAAAGATGTTATCAAAAGAAGACCCAAACCAACTGGTTGGATTAATAGTTGGAAATGATCATATAAAAGTGTATACTTTTGTATATTGACTTGGTATAATTACTTTATAAACAAAACAACATAATTTAAGGAGTTAATTATGAATCAAGAAGAAAGAAACGAATTACTAGCAAGATTAGAAACAGTAGCTGAACCA